GCTGTTGCTGCAAACAGGGCATTGATGGTGACCATGCTTTCCAATCCTTTCTTGTGGATTGCTTTATTGATTGGGGTTGTGATTGGGGCAATTTATAAATGGGTTCAAGCGGTTGGTGGAATTTCAAATGCTTGGGTGATTGCCAAAAACACAATTTTGAACATTGTTGGTGATTTGAAAGTTGGTGTTTTGAACTTACTTCAAAGCATGATAAATACTGCGGTTGGTAACATCAATGAATTCATCAATCTATTAAATAAAATTCCTGGGGTAAACATTCAAGCAGTTCAAACGGTTTCTTTTGGAACAAATGCACAGATTGAAAACCAAGCAGCCAAGACTGCAAGGCAGGCTGAAATCAATGCCGTAAAAGCACAAGCAGCAGCCAGCAAAGCGGATAACAGCAGTGCATTTGATTTTGATAGTTTAATGGGCAATGTTGCCAATACTGCTGGAAATACTGCAAAGATGGCTGATTCTATGGAATCCAGTGAAGAAGAACTGAAATACCTTCGTGACCTGGCAGAACAAGAAGTGGTGAACCGCTTCACAACTGCTGAAATTAGTGTGAATCTTGGTGGGGTTGTGAACAACGTCAGTTCAGAAATGGATTTGGATGGTGTTGTGACCTATATCGAAGATAAGCTTTATGAAACAATGCAAGTGGCAGCGGAAGGGGTGCATGAGTAATGCCGTATATCATTTATATGGATGGTGTAGCATTACCCATTGCCCCATCCAAGATGCAAACGAAAATTGCAAACCAAAACAAGACCATCAACCTAATAAATGATGGTGAAGTGAACATTTTGAAAGCTGCTGGATTAACTGACATAAGTTTTGAAGCAATTATTCCATATGTTCAATATCCTTTTGCCGTTTATCCAAATGGATTCAAGGATGCAACATTTTATTTGAACAAATTGGAAGAACTGAAAACTGATAAAAAACCCTTCCAATTCATTTGTTCAAGAACTACACCTTCAAATAAACTGTTGTTCGATACAAACCTGAAAGTATCTTTGGAAGATTATAAAATTGATGAAGATGCTTCTGATGGTCAAGATTTAACAGTTTCAGTTTCCCTGAAACAATACAAGGCTTATGGAACTAAGCGTGTGACCATAACAACCACACAAAAAGCAAGTATTCAATCTGTAAGACCTGCTGATACTGCACCAGCCTTGAAAACTTATACGGTCAAAAGTGGTGATTGCCTTTGGAACATTGCAAAGAAATATTTGGGTGATGGTGGCAGATACACTGAAATTTATAGCTTGAATAAAAGTAAAATCAAGAACCCTAACTTGATATATCCAGGTCAGGTTCTGACCTTACCAAGTTAAGGGGGTGTTGAATTGATTGAACTTTTAATTCAAAACGGAAGTAATATATATCAGCCAATTGTGGAAGATGAAATAAAATGGGAAACACAAAGGAAAGGTCAACCTGGGAAATTGACTTTTTCTGTTGTCAAAGATTCCATTATTGATTTCCAAGAAGGAAATGCTGTCAGCTTCAAAGCAGACGGTGAAAAAGTATTTTATGGATTCGTGTTCAAGAAGGAACGTAATAAGGAAAATACCATCAATGTGACAGCCTATGACCAATTAAGATATTTAAAGAATAAAGACACCTATGTTTACAGCAACAAAACAGCGGGTGAATTGATTCAAATGATTGCCAAAGACTTTAACCTTAAAACAGGAACATTGAAGAACACAGGCTTCAAAATTGCTTCCAGGGTGGAAGATAACCAAGCCTTGTTTGATATTGTGCAAACTGCATTGGATTTGACCCTTCAAGAGAAGAAAAAAATGTATGTTGTCTATGATGACTACGGTGAAATTACTTTGAATGATGTTGAATCCATGAAATTGAACTTGCTGATTGATGATGAAGTTGCTGAAGATTTCAAATATACTTCCAGCATTGATGGTGAAACTTACAATAAAATCAAATTGTCTTATGAAAATAAAGAAGCTGGAAAGCGTGAGATTTATATTTCCCAGGATTCAAAGAACATCAATAATTGGGGTGTATTGCAATACTTTGAAACCATTGACAACAAAGTGAATGGAAAAGCAAAAGCGGATTCATTACTTCAATTGTATAATACGAAAACCCGCACCCTTACAATATCAAATGCCTTTGGTGATGTTCGTGTTCGTGCGGGGTGTTCCATTCCAGTAAAGTTAGATTTGGGTGATGTTATTGTTCAAAACTTCATGATGGTTGAAAAGGTTCAACATACTTTTGCCAATGACAATCACACGATGGACTTGACACTAAGGGGTGGTGGATTCAGTGCCTAACTTGCTTGAAACAATCAAAGAAGCTGCTATTGAAGCGGTCAAAGCATCTAACCCTTGTGCAATTCTGTTTGGAAAAGTGATAAGCACAACCCCATTGAAATTGAATGTGGAACAGCGGTTGACCCTGGATGAATCACATTTGATTTTAACAAGCTTGGTTAAAGACTTTGAAGTTGACATGACGGTTGACGGTGTAAGGAAACCATACCAGGTTCATCTTGGACTTGCTGCGGGGGAATCGGTTATATTGATGCGGGTTCAGGGTGGTCAAAAATATATTGTGCTGGATAGGGTAAGGTGATGAATTATGATTCCAGTTGTTAATGATGACTTGCAAAGTGATTTTGAATATCAAGAACTTCCGACAAGGACTTTGAAACTTAATATCAGTTCAGAAACCATTGGTGGCTTTGTGGATGAGATTGAAGCAATGAAGCAAGCAATATACCTGATTCTTAATGTGGAAAGGTATGAAAACCTTATTTACAGTTGGAATTATGGGGTTGAACTTCAGGATTTGTTTGGTCAACCAACTTCATTTGTTCTTCCTGAATTAAAAAGAAGAATTACAGAAGCTTTGATGCAAGATTCAAGAATCACTGGTGTCAGTGATTCTTCTTTTGAAACGATTAAAGGAAAGGTTCACGCAAGATTCACAGTCAGCACCATTTATGGTGACATTGAAACAGAAAGGGTGGTGAATATTTAGTGTATGAAGCCATTACTTATGAAATAATCCTTCAGAGAATGATTGACAGGGTTCTTGTTGTAAACCCAAACATTGATACCAGGGAAGGTTCAATAATCTATAATGCCCTTGCCCCTGCTGCGGTTGAACTTCAGAATATGTATATCCAACTGGATACTATTTTGAATGAAACCTTTGCTGATACAGCAAGCAGGGATTATTTAATTAAGAGGGCAGCAGAAAGGGGAATTGTTGTTGAAGAAGCAACCAAGACAATCCTGGAAGGAACTTTCAACATTGATGTTCCGATTGGTTCAAGGTTTTCCCTAGATGATTTGAATTATGTTACAAAAGAAAGAGTTTCAGCAGGTGTGTTCAAACTAGAATGTGAAACCGCTGGTGAAATTGGGAATCAGACCCTTGGAACATTGATTCCCATTGATTACATTGATGGTTTAACAAGTGCTGAATTGACTGCGGTTTTAATTCCTGGGGAAGATGAAGAAGATACTGAAGTTCTAAGGTCACGATATTTCATCAGTTTGGATACCCAAGCCTTTGGTGGAAACATTGCAGACTATAAAGAGAAAGTAAATGCAATCAATGGGGTTGGTGGGGTGAAAGTTTACCCAACACCAAATAATGTTGGTGGTACAGTGAAGCTGGTCATTATTGATTCAACTTTTGGTGTTCCAAGTTCAACCCTTTTGAATAATGTTCAAACCATCATTGACCCTATTCAGAACCAAGGAAATGGTGATGGACTTGCCCCAATAGGTCATGTTGTAACTGTTGCGGGGGTTACCACAACAACAGTGGATATTGCAACAACCATCACATACCAAGATGGTTGGGTGTGGGCAGACATTGAACCTTATGTTCAGGCTGCCATTGATGCTTATTTCCTTGAACTTTCTGAAGCATGGGCAAATGAAACCAATTTGATTGTGAGAATAAGTCAAATTGAAACAAGGCTGCTGAATGTCACAGGCATATTAGATATTGCTAACACTACAATCAACACCCTAGCACAAAACCTTGCCCTTGGTGCTGACAATATTCCAGTGAGGGGAACGGTGGTTGACAATGGATAGAAACCTGATTGATTACCTTCCCCAAGTGTTGAAAGAAATCAGAGAATTGAAGTTAATATTTCAAACTGAACAGACTGAAGTTGAAAGTTCTTGGGGTGCAATTGACAATGGTTTTAATGACCAATTCATCAGTGATGCAACAGAAAACGGTGTTTCAAGGTGGGAAAAAATTCTTGGAATTGTACCCCAGGCAACTAGGACTGTAGATGAAAGAAAATTTCTTATTTTAACAAGATTAAGTGAACAACTTCCATTTACCTTGACAACATTGAAAAATCAGCTTGATTCTTTGTGTGGTGAAGATGGCTATTCTGTTGTTGTTTCAAATGATACCTATACTATTACAATCAGGGTTGCCTTGACTGCAAAGAACAATTTCAATGATGTGAATGTGTTGCTTCAAAGGGTTATACCAGCCAATATGGTTGTTGATTTGAGTTTGCTTTATAATCAGCATTTAATATTGATGACTTTTACACATGCCCAATTGTCACCGTACACACATGACCAGTTAAGAAATGAGGTGGTGAGTTAATGGACACAACAACCAATTATAATTTAAAGAAACCATCCACAACTGATTTTTATAACATTGAAGATTTCAACGATAATGCTGACATCATTGACCAGCAAATGAAAACCAATGCTGACAATATAGCAAAAATAGTAGCAATTAAAACAGCAACCATTACTACAACGTGGGTTGGTTCATCTGCACCTTATACCCAAGAAGTTACAGTTGCAGGAATTACAGCAGATGATGAACCAATTATCTCACCGGTCTATAGTGCCACACTTGCAACAGCTTTGCTTGAAAAAGAAGCTTGGAATCAAATAGGGAAAATTGAAACTGGAACAAACAAGATTACAATAACTTGCTTTGAGGATAAGCCTATAACAGCCATTCCTATTCAGATTAAGGGGGTATAGTTATGGGTACAGCTTTTTTAAATGGGCAAGGTGGTGGAAGTGCAAAATTAACAGCAGATGCAACAGATGAAACGGTTTTAAACGGTAGCACTTATTACAACACAGACCCTAAGACAAAGAGAACTGGAACAATGGCAAACAATGGAGCAGTAACCATTACACCAAGTACAGCAGCACAGACCATTCCAGCAGGTTATCATAATGGAAACGGAACAGTTGTAGGTGATACTGATTTAATTGCTGGAAATATAAAAAGTGGTGTTAATATTTTTGGAGTTTTAGGCTCTTTAACTGATAATACCCAAATGACAGCAGGTGATACAAAAGTTGCTATGTATTACACGTCACTCCTAGCTACGTATGACTGTCCAGCCAACCAAGGAACAAACTACTTAAAAGGTCCATATCTAACAGTTAAACGGACTGGAACTGTACGTATATTTTTTGAAATAATTTGTCCGTATACGAACATTTACGCAAAGGTATACGTAAATGGGGTTGCTGTAGGCACAGAAAGAATATACCAAAATTCGTCTGGTGTTTTTATGGGATACACAGAAGATTTCAGCGTTGCTGCCAATCAAGAAATCGCTATTTATTGGAAAATACCTGGAGGCAGTTTTCAAGGTACTATTAGAAACTTTACAATTAAAGCTAGTGAATCTTCATTCATTAGTATTTCGTAATGGGAGGGGTTACTATGGATTATAAATACCAATATACAACTCCAGAAGAAAAGCAGCAAATAATTACACAGAACGCAACACTTATTTTGATTGAAGAACAAAATATAATCGAAGGAAATTTTCTAATTTTTACTGATACCTTACCTGAACCAAGAATTTATTATATTGACGGAACAAGGCAGGAGTTAGATAAGTTGACGCAAGATAATCTTATCCTTATGGATGTTCTTGCCACAATGTATGAAGATATGCTTGCGAAAGGAACGGTGTGATATGGTTGAAATGTATTATCGGTTAGTGGTTGAAGGTCGAAGAACGATTGAACAAGTACCTGAAAAATATCGTGCTGAAGTTCAAGTGATGCTTAATGCTTAATTGGTTTATTAAAAAAATAACAGGGGGTATTGAAATGGTTGATATGTATGTTGCTTTAATAATCGCTGGAAGAAGGACTTTTTCACAAGTTCCAGTGAAATATCAAGAAGCAGTTCGTGCTGATTTGCTTGCCTTGGGATTAGATGAAAACGGTAATCCCATCACTTAATAAGTAGTTTCAAACAGAATAACCGAAAGACTGAAATCCAATAAAGATTTCAGTCTTTTTCTTTAAAGAAAGGATGGTACTATGCCCAATGACAATTGAAGTTGCACTTGTGATTTCTGGAATTTCCGTTGCCTTTGGAATCTATTCCGGTATATGTAATTTGAAAAGAAATGAAAAAGCTGATGCAAAAAACGATGCTTCACAATTAACTACAGTGATTGTGAAGCTTGAAAACATTGGAACCGGAATCACTGAAATTAAGAGTGAAATGACCAATGTTAAAAATGACATTAAAGAGAACAGAGAAAGGATTATTAAGGTTGAAGAATCCACTAAACAAGCACACAAAAGGCTTGATACCTTTGAAAAGTATAAAAGACCTGGTGAAGAAAATGAATAGATTGGAGGGATAAACATGAATAACCCGATTAACGAACCAAAATGGTATAGGAAGGAGAATTGGGAAAAGCTTTTACTTATTTTTCTTTGCCTTATGGGATATGTGGAATTCGCTGGACTTACAATTTACGCATTTTTAAAGAATTCCGATATTACCGAAACGGTAATATATTTGTTTTTTGCTTTGATTGTATTTGCAATCACCGGCTTGTTATTGCGTAAAGGTATGAAATATAGCATATCATCAAAGCTTTTTTCAGTTGGGGTTGGTTATGATTCGATAACAACCACAAAAACAGAAGATACACCAGTTACCACTGAAGAAAACCTGAAAGGGGAAGGATAACATTGTTTAATATTGAATGGGTTGGTTCTCCCAATTATCGTTCTGGAAGGAATGGAAAACAGCCAATTGCAATAGTTGACCATATTACAGCAGGATTGTTTCCAGGTTGCCTTACCTGGATGCAGAATCCCAAGGCACAGGCTTCAGCACATTACCTTGTTACCAAAACAGGTAGAATCTTTCAGCTTGTAAAGGATGAAGATAGTGCTTGGCATGCCGGTGGAGTGAATAAACCAAATTGGTCACTATATGATGGTACTAATCCAAATACCTATACTATTGGTATTGAACATGAAGGGTTAGCTGGGGAAGGTCTTACTGAAGAACAGTTCAATGCTACTGCATGGCTTCATGCTCACCTGATAGAGAAGTGGAAGCTTCCAATAGATGATAATCATATTATTGGTCATTATCGTATTGATAGTGTAAACCGTCCAAATTGTCCAGGCAGTAAATTCCCATGGAATAGCCTGTTTAAAGTATTAAAAGGTGAAACAGAAAAACCGATTATTCAAACAGGTTCTAATTTTATTCAGCTTGGTTTTGTTCCTTTTTATAAGGAAGAACTTTCAACCGGAGAAAAGAAAAGGTTCATTGTCCACAAGGACGCTTATAACTATGTTTGCTTTTGGGAAGATGGCACAGTTACGCTTCATTCTAAGGACAAAGAAGTTAAACAAATAATCTAAACCACCAATAAGGTGGATTTTTAATTTTGGAGGAAAGATTTATGGAAAACACAAATATTTTTCTGGTTATCCTGTTGATTGTGACCCTTCTTTCTTTGTTTTATCAGCTTATTGGAAAGAAGTTGATAAAAGATTCTGGAAAGATAACTGATGAACAGCAGAGCATTATTGAAAATGCTATCAGTGAAGCAGTTGATACCGCAAATAAACTTTACAAAGCCGGAAGCACAGAAGAAAGAAAAGAAGTTGCTATTCAGAAAGCTTATGAAATTATTAACAACGCTGGAATAAAGGTTGAAAAAGTTGTTCTTGAACAAATTGTCCAGACTGCGGTAAACATTAAATTATCTAAGTAATAAAACGAATAATGAAAATAACCCATACCTTTCACCAGGTATGGGTTATTTTTTTTTCACTTTCGTTGGCAAAGTCTACGAGTTGCCAACGGTGGGTGCATTTTGTTACACTGAATAAAGATACTTTAAAGTTCAATAAACTAAACCGTTTCTAATAGATGCAAGGTTAATTTCTTTTAAGTTCTTAGTGGGGTACAAATTAGGAGAGTTCAGAAACGTGAACAAACTATGATATAATATATTTTTTGAATTTAGAAATTTTCACATTCTGATTTGTACCCACTTACGGGGCACGTTGAGACGGTCGTTTTGATAGAGAGGAAATAGCCTGGAATCAGGCGGTTCCGGCGATTTTAAAAAATATTGCAGTGCATTATATGTTCCCGTGGACAAGTGTTTTTCACGGGAATTTTTTGTAGGGGGATACCTTTACGCAATAATAAACCAATACGCGAAAAGGAGAGACATTTTGCGTATTTGTATAAGGATAATGGAGATAATGGCCTCCTTGGGAAGAGTATTAGTACCAAACCGCTTGATAAACTAATATTTTTTAAATTTTTCAGGAGTTTGAAGGTATTTGGATATTCTTGGTGAAATAAAGAAAAAGAAAAAGATAGGGTGATAAAATGGAAAATATATCTATTATTGTAAAACCAAACTATTGTACATATGCCAGATATCAAAAACAATATTTACAGGAAATTATTGAGATGCTGAGTGATTTGGGAACCGTAGAAACCCCCGAAATTCAGATGACTGAAGGCGTAGGAGTTACGCTATGGGAAGTAGTAGCAATTTACTTAGTATCGCATGTTGCTGAACCGTTTCTATCTCAAGTCGCTGCGGAAATAGCAAATAAGTTTGTTGAGTGGATAACAGAGCGAAATAGGAAAGGTCAAGGACCTATTCAGACTACACATGTGACAATCTATGGTCCTGACGAAAAACCATTAATAATCGTAGAATGCGACCGTAATGGAAACGTGAAACAATCCTAATAATTCTGAAAGAATGACACTAAAAACTAATGAATATAACTTACCACCTGGAGGACGTAGTGAAGTCTAGCACCACAGAACAAGTGATTGATATAGCTAATGATATTAACGAGCCCTTTGCAAATATGGATAATCTTTATTGGCGTTTGTCCCGACTTACTCCTAAAGAAAGACTGGTTTTAGATCTAACAAGATTAAAGTTTATTAAACCGATTGCAGCAATAAGCTTACTCTTAGCAGCTAAACAAGCTTTCGAATTAACAGATGAAAAGGTACAAATCATTAATGCGCATGGAGATTTACTCCCATATTTGGAAAGAATAAATTTTTTTCAATATGATTTTGTTTATACGAAACAGTCTCCTTCTTTTTGGAATTCTTGGAATCGATCAAAATCATCTTTATCAGTTTTAGAAATAGTTAAACTTAACAATCCATCAGATGTTTTTGTTTTTATTGAACGTGTAGAAAAAATATTAGAAACGTGGTTCAGTGATAAGTCATTAAAAATTTACAGAGACTCAATCATTAAGGCAATTATCGAAATATGTAATAATAGTATAGAACATAGTAAACTTGGTTATTGTGAAGTAGAATATGGTGAATGTTTCTGCATGCTTCAAAAATATACACGCTCCAATAATCCAGAAATTTCAATCTCAATAGGGGATTTGGGCATAGGTATTCGTGCTCACTTAAAATCAAAATACAATTGGAATCACAATGACGTTTTTTATATTCGCAAAGCGCTTGATGGTTTAAGCGGACGTAAAACAGGTGCGGGGGGTCTCGGATTAAGAAGAACACAAGCAATAATTCAGCAATTTGGTGGTAAGCTCACCGTAAAATCTGGCAAAGGAATTGTTATGTTCGAAGAGGATTATCAATCCTGCGAATTGAATCACCCCCTTAGAGGTACTCAATTAACTGTTAATTTGCGTCCAAATGCTAGAGCTTGACACATAAAACAATAAATGATATATTATAGATAGGTCTTCACGTGGAACAAGTGAAAGGTTGATCGACAATGAACATAAAAAAAGTTAGTATACAGGAATTAGCAGAGAAGGCAGGGATTGAGCAAAAAGGTACCTTGTCTTATCGCCCATTTGGTCAGAAAATCCGAATTTCTATTGAAAATATGATTAACTTACTACCTGCTGGTAGCGTAATAGACTTAGACTTTTCTGGAATCAGGTTTTCTGATTCTTCGTGCGCTGATGAAGTTGTTTTACAAGTTCAGCTTTTTCTTAGAGAAAAAGCCAATAACATTATACTTTATGTTTCCAACATTAATGATTCTATTAAAGAAGAACTTAAGGCGGCTGCTGCATTGCTGGAAAAATCAAAAGGAAGAATTCCTTTCTTATATCTTCAAAACAATGGAATTTTTACATACATTGGAGAAATTGAAGATACTTTAGATGACACTTTCCAATTTATTTTGCAAAGAAAAAGCCTTACAACCCGGGATGTTATGGAAATTTACAATCTGGCAGTAAATAGTGCAAGTAATAGATTAAAAAGGCTATGGGATTATGGTTTAGTTTTAAGGGAAGAACGTATTGATATTACAGGTAAGCAACATGTGTATTCGATACCTTTATAATAGGTATTTATATTTAGGATAGAGTTCACTTCTACTGAGTGAAAGGATAAGAATTATTAAGGAGGTTAACATCTATGAAAAAATTAAGACAGAAAAAAACACCAGGCGGTTAATTGCCTGGCGCTAATTGCCTTATCGAAAGAGTTAGCGGCTCTATCGATATGAAGTTCAACTCGTGTAGCCGATAGACTTACAGTGTATTGATTAGTTTAACATGGGTTATATCTTTTTGCAATGGGCGTCTATAGAAAGGAGCTATATAAATGTCAGATACACCCATGAGAAGTAATGACAGTGACAATTCCGTATGGATACTCTGTAAGGAATACACAAATCGTTGGGGACAGCTAATGGTTGCAGCGGATTACGGGTATCAATTTTGGCGTTTTAAAGTCAAACGTCGTAAAAAAGGTTAGAGAATAATGGGTAAGCCAAGCAGCTAAAGAGAATTTCGGCTATTTCCTAAGGGGCTTGGCTCCCTCAACTATATTTTTTCCATTTTTTCGGAATATATACGTTGATATTTTATTATTAATACATGTAAATATATGACAATATTGTTTAAAAGTGAGGATGAAGATGATAATAAAGCAAAAAAGAGTAAAGAATATATCGATTATTAAGGGAGTAAATCCTGGAGATATTATTAGAGTTGCTGTTTCAGATTTAGATGGTCAGGAAAATATATTGTTTAAATTAGGATTTTCTAATAACTTAGAACTTGGAGAACAAATACTTCCGAATATAATTGGACCTGTTACAAGGAAGAATGCTGAAGGGTATTATATTCCCGATAAGAATAGAAAAAAAGAAAAACATACAAGAATGATTGAGTGGACCTATAAACAATGGGCGGGTAGAGGACAGACAAGGGAAGTAACAGATTCTACTTCAATAGAATATGAACGTTATGCAAGGACAACCGTTCCCCCTTTCGCTATAGAATTTATATTAGCAGAAAAAGAAGGCTCGATGATTATTGCGTCTCCAGAATATAAATTCAATAATCAAAACGAAAAATATATTTTGATGGCAATGAATGTATTACTTGAAGCCTTTGGCAAGTGTGAAATTATAGATGAAAATTATAAATCTGTAATTGTACCAAAAGCAATAAGGCTAAATTGGGAGGTTCTTCCTAAAGGTAAATATCCGTGGGAAACTCAAAAGAGGAGACTCGAACCATTTTTTGAAAAAGCAAAAGGTACAAATAGACACGTTATTGAAAAAAGGTTAGAAGAGATAAATAAACATAATCCTGATTTTACAGCAATCGGGACGGGTGGATTTGGTGGCTACATTGTTCACGGATTTCAAAATAAAGATTTGTATGTTCTTGAATGTATTCAGGTCAACAATGCAACTTATATATTAAAGGATAATTGGGAAAATATATCAAAGCTATCAAAATCAGAAATACTAGATAACAAATTGCATGAAGCCAGGGTCATTCATAATAAACAATGGTATTCTTCAATAGCTGAATATTTAGCATAATAAACTTGGCAGTTTGGGTGTTTGAACTTAAGGACTTAAACTGCCTTTTACATACCATTCACTAAGAACTCTCTGATCTAAATAATACGTCGGCTTCCCGCACATCTCACAAAACCTTGCATTTCCCGGGTTTGCAAAGGAACAGTCATTAGCTTTGTCAGAAAAATAACTTGAACAGTAATTGATCAACAAAGTCTTGCAAACCGGGCAATTGTCAGAATTAGTATCAATTACCTTGCCGCACCTCGGACACACCAACGCTCTTTTATATCGATCCATCGGAGTAACGTCTGGATAATGAATTTTGCGTATGCCTCTCAGGTTGTTCCGTAATTCCTGCCCGCAAACCCCGCAATACTCAGCAAAAGCAGAAAATCTCGTGTTTCCGCACCGGTTGCAAGAACGTACTTTCTTCGAAGACAATAGGTCCAGCCGTTTCATATTACTTAACCGATACAATAGAGCAGTTTTGGAAACTAGGAAATGTTCCGCAACGGATTCAAGCGAATAGTAATTACACGTAAATAATAAATCTTCAGGTAGCAGTAGCCTACCGGCAAATTCGTTTGCTTCTAATTCTTCCTCGGCTTTAATTTCATCGGTTTTATCAGAATCCGGAATCTCGGCGTGTCCTAGAAAAATATGGCCAAATTCATGGGCAAGAGTAAAATTAACCATTCTGTCTGAAGAATAGACAAAGGGATATTTTACTCTTTTATTGATTGAATCATAAAGCTGGGATCTGTTTATAGCAATCATATACAAACCGATATCCCGGATATAATGTGTTCTGCCGAGAACCATGTTGGGAAGATCTGGGGTCGACTTTATCTTTATATGTAAATCACGCACAGCTTTCATTTGTAAGACGAGCTGAACGCAATCAATAGGCGGTGAGTTAATGCCGAACTTGTCTTTGAAATCTTGTACAGCTCTGTCAATAGCTACAAGACGGTACGGCCTTATCTTAACCAGCTCATAATATTTGGAGTTTACTTCAGCCATTAGGATAAACCTCCAGAAGAAAAATAAAAAACTATGAGCATAACCGAACAAATGTTCGTAGTTGTATTTTACTCCAAATATTATTTCTTTGTAAACTGGATTTTACTGTTATTTTTTATAACTATCTATAACAGCTCGGATGGCTGTTTTTTGACCTTCATCCAGGCCATCTTCCATAAAACTGGACAGTATCTTTTTGATGGTATCAATATCCTGAGCAGAACTGTTGTCAATAACCCGGTCTAAAATACTGATGAGTTCCGGATCCCTCTGATTGATTTTTTCAGCTTGCCGTCTAAAAGTATCAACGGGCATCCCAACGCCGTCTTTCCAGACAACATCTTCAAAATTACCCCGAGGGATGACTTCTTCGGTATATCCTGCCTTCTGCATCAGGTCGTCATAACTGACGCCCAGGTGAGGTGCAATGGCTTTTATTGAAAGAGGTGAGGGTTTTTTCCGGTCACCGGTTTCCATACGGGATATTTCAGCATTGCTGATGCCGGATAACTTTTCGAGATCGCGTTGAGATAACCCGGCCTTATTCCTAAGCTCCTTGATATATGTGCCAAAACTCATATTCACACCTCCTTCAATTGAAATTAAACCAGTCAGGCAAACATACTTTTGACAAATACATTATACAGTAAATGCTACCAAGTGGCAAATATTTTATTTGATATCTTGACGAATGGTAGCCAGTGATGATAGGATTAATACAGCTACCAAATAGCAGCAAGGAGTTAGGGGAGGTCAAATATTGCTATGAAAAAGGTCACCATCTCATGCCCGGGACAAAAGAAACCTGCCAAAGTATGCGATCTTGTAAAAGAAGATTCAGGAACAATTCTTATGGAGATAAAATTTCCCAATACTCCGCCTTTAAAAATAGATCTGAGTCATTATTTAAAACAATTAGAGAAGTAGACACTGGTTAATATTTAAATTACCAATCAATCATACAGAGCAAATCGGAGCATGATTTAACATAGCTACCAACGCCTGATGAAAATGCAATTAGTAAATTGCTTTTTTGTCAGGCGTTTTTTATTTCGCTAACCAATTAACTGAATACAGTGATTACCTAGCAACGGGTCCGCTTAATGTGAGTCACCAAATTGCAGGAGTCTACGAAACGGGAGTTTGTAGATTACTGAAATTAGTGATTTAACGGGCTTTCTTAAAGTTAGCCTTTTTCAAGTACTACTTCTTTCGTTTCGGTATTTGCCAAAACGAAAGGAGCACTTAAATGAAAATCAGGTATGCGTTTGTGACAGGCGAAGTCACAGAAATCGAAACAAATGACACCATTGGAGAGGTGATCTTGGACATCGAGAGACAGACC